TATCAGCTACTTTCATTGGATAGCTGTTAAAAATTTGCTCTAAGTCTTTAGGTTTTTTAATATTACCCTGTTTTATTTCATCGAAACCTTTATCCCATAAAAAAGCTTTTAGAGGATAAGGCACAGATATTAATTCCTTTTCTGCCTGTAGCATTTTTAAAATCGTCTTTGCACCAATACTTATATCAGAATCTATAAATAACATATGCGTACATTTAGATTCTAAAAAACCAGATACGCATAAATTTCGACCTTGCGTTACTAATGAAGATTTTAAAATACAAAACTCAACATGTATTTTGTTCATATGACATAATCTTGATATGTCTAGTAGACTTTGAACATAATGTAATGAAACTTCTGAATGACAAGGAGTTGCTACATACAATTTAAAAGGTGATATTTCTTTTACTGAATTTTTTTTTTCAATCCATATAGGTTCGATTAATGCATCCTCATCTAAATTTTGTGGGTTCAAGTTTATAAGTCTATTATTCATTTAATATACCTCTAAGAAATAATTCCCATTCTCCTCCCTTTTTTTTCCAATCATAAAATCTTTTTGCATGCATTTGTTGTGCATTTAGATGATCTTCTAAGTAATCTTCCCCAAGTTGTTTAGTTGCCATGTTTATAGCTTGACCAAATATTTCAGATAGTTTTTTGTAATCTTGCGTATAGTTTACATATACAGGCCACTCAGAGCATGTCTCATATAAAGCACCATAATTTGTGCAAATCATATATAGTCCAGCTGCCATAGCTTCAAGAGCACCAATGCAAAAGGTTTCTTCCCAGCAACTAGGATGACACCATATTTGATAATTATCAATGTTCTCCATTAAATATTCATGTGGCTTATATCCAATATAGTTTACATTTTTTAATTTTTTGGCTTGTTCAAATAATGGTTCATACTTACCTTTATTAGTTTTTTCAAAATAATCACCATATATTCTTGTAGAAGAGTACACGTCTAATTCAACATTTGGATTTTCAACATATTGCATAGCACCCAACATTACGTTTAAACCTCTCCATGGTGTTGAGTTATATAAAATTTTTATTTTATTTTGTTTATTAAAAGGTTTTCTTTTTGGAAAATTTTCCACGCCATTTTTAATAACCATTGATTTGTCTTGTGGAATTCTAAAAAAATATCTAAATTTTTCATAATTCCAATGTGAATTAAATACATACCAATCATACTCATCATGCCTTAATGGATTATTAAAAAATTCTTGTAGATTGGGTTGATCGTAAGAATTTTTTTGCCACAATATATTTATTTTATCTTTAACTAATGGGACTTTACCTGGAATAGATGTACAAATATTAACTTTATCTAAAAGCTCTTTTTTACAATATTTATGTAAAAATTCTAATTGTAGCTCTGTACCGCCTCTTGGTTTCATTCGTCTTTGGTTTTACCAAAAAGCGTAAGTTTAGCAACTGTAATCTCTAAATCCTGTCTAAAATCATCTGCGGTTGTATCTGTGTTTGGATCTGCAACATCTGCATCAAACTCAGCTTTATCTGCATAGACTTTACCTGTTCTTTTATTTTTAACTATTTCAACAGCTTTTGCAGGTATTCTTTGTATTGCCATTAAGTCCTCCCTTGTCTATTGTATTTCTTATAACTTCTTTTCTCGCTTTTTGAAAGTTTTTTCTTATGTCTACGTGGACGTTTTCTAGGTTTTGGCCTAGGTACAAAATTAACAAATTTACGTTTAGCCATTCTCCTGTGATCTATCTAATAAGGCGTATGATACTATACCTTGAATTTCATTTGCAGTTCCTGCGGTCATTTTTAAAATGTCACCAGCTTCTAATACTAATGTATTATTTATTATATCTTTAGTTGCAGCTCCTGTAACAGCTTCACTAAATATTCTAAATGTTGCTGTTTCTGATGTATCAGTAACTTGCACTGTAAAATTTACATTGCCCACTGATCCATTGTTTATTTGTATTTGTTTTATTAAAACTGTTGCATTTGATGGACACGTTAAAACACTTTCAGTGCCTGTAGTTGTTAAATTAATACCAGCGTTCTTATATCTTATTGTCATTGTAAAAAGAAATTAAATGCATCTTGTTCATTTTTTAAATCTTGTTGAAATGAAAAATTTAATTGAGACTGTAAAGTTGCTAATGAATCTAATATTTGTCTTTGATTAGATTCATCGTATTGTTTTTTTGGTTCAGGTATAAATAAATTTATTTTTGCCATTAGCCTCTCATACCCATAGGTAGTCCATATATAAATTGACCATTTATAAATTGAGGTGCACCATATAAAGAACCTAGACCCATGTTATTTTGATTCATTTGTTGTTGAGCCATTAAAAGTTGTAAACCTTGTGGAGACTGTTCATTTATTTGATCATATTCAAATGTTTTATTACCAAACTGATCATAAACAGCTCTTCTTTGTAAATTACCAACATCACCTGAATATTTTATTCCTGGACTTCCTTTAAATGTTGCTAAATAATCTCCATAGTTTAGAGGTTGCACAACTTGATCACCCATTTTTACAGAGGGTGGATTAAATGAAAAAGCATCTTTTTCAAAAAAATTAAATAAATCTGGATCTGATAATGTTGGAGGAGGTTTACTACCCATGTCTCTTAAATAATCAGCGTAATCTCTCCTATACTCTTTAATTCTTTTTCTTTGACCTGGGATATTTAAAGACAAATTGTAATTTGCCCTTCTATTAAAAACACTTGGTAATTGTGAGTAAATATTTTGAGCACCACTTGCAATATTTGAAAAAAAATTAGACAACCCTCCTTTTCCTGTAGAGCTTGGAATTACATTTTTAGTTACTGTTTTTTTACTTGTTGAAGTTTGAGGACTTGGGTCATCTCTTGTAGATGAGGTTGGGGCTGTTTTATATTGTCCCTCTGCTGCGTATCGTTCTCTTGCACTCATTATCTTTGTCCATCTGGTTGTGTATCAGCTCTAAAAGTTCCATACCGCCAACTTTGATTTACAGAAGTATTTTCAACTTTTAAACTTGCAAATCTAGCCCTAGCTCTAGTATCAACTTTTTTTGTTGAACTGTTTATTGTAAAAGGCCCAAGTGGAGATGAAGTTTCTGTGTCCACTGGAAAATCTTTTAGCAATATTGATATTTTAGCATCTCCTGTGAGAATTTTAAAGTCCGGGACAAACCTTCGTATACTCATAAAAAATTGACCATTACCATTAACATCTAAATCAAAATCTCCAGATTGTATAAAAGATGTAATTGCAGTAGAAGTCCCTGTGCCATCAACTTGATTAGTTCCTTTTTCATGAGCGTAATAAATTGTAGAGCCGTTAGTATTTGTAACTCCGTTAATTACTGGAAAAGA